GTGTAAATCTGATGTTATATAAGTTTTCATGTTAATTCCTAGTATAACACCAAATTGTATCTATGTCAAGATGCGTACCAGATTTCTTTAAAGCCTTCTTCTTCAGTTGGCTCTTGTAAGTTAGCAATCATCGACTCTATAACATTTGCAGGAATGTGTTTCCCTACACGTTGAGCCAATCGCTTGTCTAGTTCTTCTTTTTCAGGAGTACGGAATACCACAGCGATCTTTTCGTAACCATCTAGCTTGTCTAACTTTGCCTTGCGGCTCTTAACGCTAGTGTTAGTTTGATCCCAAATGATGTTAGTGTTATTTGCCTTGCAAATTAACACTTGGTTGTCCATCAAATGTGTGGCAATCTTAACGTAGTCTGCAAAAACTTCGTTATAGGTCTTTCCTTCTTTAGCGGCGTGTTCGTCGATGAACTTATCGCTGCTAACAATAGGAATATCCTTGGTCCAATCCTGATTAGCGATCCAGGTGCTTTTACCGCTACCTGGCACGCCTATCAACATATACAATTTTGGTGTTGTCATTTTATCCTAATTCCGAGAATTTTTAATTCTTCTTTGCTCATTGTTGCGAGAAGTTTGTCTGTTGCTGCTTTTTGTTTTCTAACTCGTTCGCGTTCTTTAACCTTAGCAGCCCACCAACGTCCTAGTTCTGGGTCTTTCAAAACTGCAAATTCAACACCGCCTGTTTTTTCGAGATGTTCCATTACGCCTTCTAGCATTTTACCGTAGGCAAATGGTTTCTTAACAGAACTGTTAAAATCGAAATCTTCGTCTACTTCGCCCCATTCTGCCATTTCTAATTCCTTCAATGTATACGACTCTATGTCGTAGGTTACATATTGTTTCATACCTTCCCAATTCTTGTCTTCTGGATTCATTCGCTTACCTCCGTACTCAGTAAGTGTAACAGATATTCTTTCTCAAAGCGTTGCTGATGCGGACCTTTTCTTAACCATCCGTTAATTGCTTCTTGATCGCCCCAGCTACCGTAAGGTGCGTGGTTCATAATCCAGATAGCAATATGTGCAAGGCATTCTCTGTTTGTACTATCAGCTTTAGTAGCAGCTCCAATTAGATCATTGCGTAACACCGCAGACAGGAATCCGCCTGGTTCGTATCCCTGAACAAAATAATTGATCAGTGCATCCTGCGTATGTCCAGGTACATTTGCGTGACTAAAGTTGAAGTAATTGTTATTCATTTTACACCCTAAACATATTCCAAAATGCAGTCTTTTCTAAGTCCGATTGAAACTCGGGATACACTGTATCGAGCTTGTCACGGTCGATAGGATCGTAGCCCTTGCTTTGTTTCTTTTCGGCTAAGCGTTCCATGTTCCACTCATACTCGTCTTTATGGATCTTAGTCTGCAACTTCTTGCCACGACGGCCCCAGAAGCTGACATAGCTACCTGTCCAACCGGCACCACTGAGTTTCATAATGCCCCACACTTTATCAGCGTTAGCTTCTTCGTCTCGGCACCAACCGATAAATGTATATTCTACACTCATGATACAATCATCCCAATGTCACGTAATGTTTTAACCATTCCACGCTTTTCTTCGTGGGCCACTTCTAACGTTACTTGTTTAATGCCGCTCAGGTCATAAGCGTCTTTGGCATCTTTTAGGCCTAGGCCTGTTCCAATGCGAATCGCTTTGATAGCAGCAACTGCTTGAGTACAAGTACCTTGCTGTACACGCACTCGATTGCTAGACTCGCCGGTGAGCATACTAAAGAATACTTTACCTTTAATATCATCACCAAATGCTTCGCCCATTTTATCCCACACTTCAATTCCTTTTTCAGGACCGTAGTGTCGCGTAATACTTTCAAGGAAACGAATGCCGTCGAAGATAACTTCGTCCATTGCTTGGTTATTCATTATGCAACCTTTCCTGCGTAATCTGCCCGCATATACCAATCAGGTACTTCTGTAGCAGTATTGTACTTGTTGTTGTAGTCGATAGCATATTGGCGTGCTTCTGCTTCGTTGTCGAAGTAGATAGTTTCATCAATCTTGCTACCCCAACCGCGCTCACTTTCGATGATGTCTACGCGGTAAGCTGTTTTAAGTTCTACTCTTGGCATACAATACTCCTTAACTAAGCAACATAAAGACTAACAGTGCTAAAATAGCATAAACTACAATGCTGTCAACAACGTCCTCGCCGGCAGTTATTGGCTTCGTGCTTTGCAAGTATTCATACCATTTCATGTTATTGCCTTTCTATGTGTTTATTATAAGGCCAAGAGAAAGCCCTGTCAACCAAAAGTTGAGTAGGGCTTGTGGGTTTAGATATCGTCTTCGCGATCTTTTGGAATAATGAATCCCCAGTCAGTAGTCACACCGTTGATTGTGTGTGGCTCGTTTTCATCATAGGTCATTCCTAAGACTTTCATCATTTTGTGCTTAACAAGAAGATTAGGACTGCGGAATGCTTCAGTATCGTCGAAGCCTAAGATAGTGCCTACTTCGCACACAGCACCGCTACGACACACACCTGCAACACAATGAACTACAACGTTCATACGATTTTCTAGAGCGTGTTGTAGGTGCCCTACAAGCTGTGCAGCCTGCTCGTCGTTAATCTTAAGTTCCTCGGGAGCATCATCGTCCTTCTCTAAATCAAGAAACTTAAACTGATGTGTTTCTTTGAACGTGTGCATTGGTTTAGGAAACTCCATGTCTGGATCAACAATTTGAATCAACATAGAGTTATCGCCGGCATTGTGGTGCCGACCTTTAGGAATATCTCCTAGTGATACATTTTCAATCCAGGGCATAACGCCTCCTTATTTTTTCAATGCTTCCATAGTGGCAAACAGCTCTGCCCATTGGTTTGCAGGATTAGCACCTTTGTTAAAGTTGTGCAATGCTACTAATGTTTCTTCTTTACCTTCGGGTACCTTGAAGTAGATGTTTGCATAAGTGCAGTCGAAGCTATCATCTTCATCGTGACTGTACCAGGGATGTTCTGACATTTCGTCAAAGACATCTTCATAGTCTTCACGATTGCCGCCACCGTTACGTGTGTGAACAACAATATAGCCATCTTCAAGAAATACACTGCGGAAGCGACCAAAGTCACCTTGTGTCTTACCCAACAATGTTAAAATTTTATCGGCATCGGGATTCATCCCAAAAATCATATTATACATGCTCATTTTGTTTACCTTTCAATAAGAAAAACGAAGATTGAGAACCTAAAACTTCTTCAACACGTTCTCTAACTTCTACTGTTTTTGTAATTACAAACTTAACTTTGTTATCGAGCCTTCCAAGGCCAACTCTAGCCATGTCTTTACGAACACGGTCTTGAGCTTCTTCAAGAGTATTGCCGCCGGGCCCTGAACCACATTCTGCCCAATATGCGGCCGAACCTGGAAATTTACGCAAGGCGTGTGTGCTAACGGTGTAGTAAGTATGAGTACGTTTATCCATAATCTTTTACCAAAGGGTTAACAAGCGAGCCTCTTTAAGAGGATCGGGCAATGACCAATCTTTCGGTAGTTCTGTAACAGGAGTAATAGTTTTAACATCGCCACCCAACGCCTTCCACTGACGTTCACGATCTCGATTTTCAAGACTAATCCAATCTTTACGACTCTGTTCTTCCCACATTACTGGAAAGTCAGCAGCCCAAATCTTCACATCGTAGCTGTAGCTCTTGTAATCTTCGCCACTGCCGCCACCACCGCTTCCTGTGCAGATACCAGTGTTATTAAAATAGCTGCTGCCCCAACCGTCACGCATATAAGTTCGGCCCTTGTATTTGTGCATACCGGGTTTAACTAGAATGTTAATACGACCATACCAACCTGGGTACTTCTTAGGAGTGCCATCTTGCTGCATAAAGTTCTGCACACCACCATTGAACGGGCAACTGTGTGTGTTGGCATAATTGCCAAACTTCATGTTAACAAGTTCAACTCGAACATACTCGTGAAACTCGTGATGACGCTTTGGATTATGCCACTGATCAGCAATACCATTATTAAAGAACCAAGCCCAATTATCTTTGATAAATTCGTTAAGTTCTTCAATGCTAGCAACTTGTCCCATGCATTGCAGAAACTCTACGCGAGTACGTTTGACTTCTTCAACTTTTCGCTCTTCGCGACGTTTTGCCGCTAGCTTGCGAAGATGTGTTTGATATTTCTTTTTGTCTTCAAAGAGCTTACCGTCTTCATCACTCTTCCAAACTAGTACCTGGCTCATAGCGGTCTTTCTGTGTTACTGTATGTGATCTATTGTAAGATCAAATTACCGATCTGTCAATAAGTTTCTTTGACAATATCAAATTCTTCCTTAGGCCACTTTGCGACAAATTCTTCTGTTTTAACGTAGTCGTTGTAGGACTTTGCTTCAAAGAACACTTTGTGGAATACAGTCTTAAACGTTCCTTTAGGGTGAATCGTTAAGTAGATTGATTTTGCTTTGCCGGCCATTTTGTGTCCTTTTGTTTGTGTATATGTATTATATGATCAGAACACAGTAGCGTCAACCGTTTTTAATAGTATTAAACATAGAATACTTGTCGTAATACTTTTGCATTAATTTATTACGCCATCTTCCAAACCAATGTATCTGATTTTCTAAACGATTAAATGCTGCATCTCTAAACCAAAATGGATTAATCAGACACAAGATTAATGCAATTAATGCATATATTAATCCCGGCAAAGTGTAAAGAAAGAATAAACACTTGTATCGAAGTGGTAATCGTTTTACAATAGGGTCTAGGTCAATCATTGGAGCTATTTTTAATTTTACGTAGTAATTGCGCTTGTTGACGATCACAGGCTTCTGCACGACTAATACATCCTATGATGAAGAATGGCATAATTGTAACAAATCCGAATATCAGTCCACCGAAAAATCCAGCCCAACTACCTCGTTGAGCACCAGCCAATCCGCACACTAGAATCATTACAACAACTATGTCGACCCCTGGATGATTGCCAAATCCTTCGAGATATCCGGCACCTCGAATAGCTTGTTTAATAAATCTCATTCTTCACCGGCATTCTTGATAATGAACATTGTAACTTCGGGCCCGTCGAGCTTTACACAATCACTAGGATATTTGTTTTTCTCACTGCCCCATCCTTTGTTCCCGATTCGCTTTACACCAATCATCTTGGGATTAAGTTTACGAATCACACCAATGACTAGACTATTGCTTTGCGGATATGCAACACAGTCTCCCAAGTTTAAAACACGACCTAGTTGGTCTTTATGTGTTGGTAATTCTTTTGCCATTTTAGTCCTCTAGGAACAGTTCATTCATTGGAATGCTATCGTAGGAGATGCAGGACGAAGTATTGCATCGTTCCACATCCTGCAAGATACGCTTGAGTTCGTCAATGTTGTAATCCAACATCTGCTCAATAATCTTACCGTAAGTTGTATCTTTGGCAACGCCCTTCAGCATCTTTTCCTTGCCGGCGATTGTGTTACGCAGATTAGCTGCTACGGTTTTGATGTTCATACATTGTTCCTTCCAATTCGGCTATAACCCAATTTACTTTTAATCTCTTTTCTGTCTGTATTCTTTTCTGGTTTCCACGCTCTTGGATCAACTGTTTGACCGGTTAACTCATAACGAAAGTCTGGATCATAAACCATATATCCTAACTTGTTCCATTTGATTACTCCATTGTCAAATAGAAAGATACAGCCGCGACACATACAGAAACTAGCACCCTTGTCGCTCATTACATTTCCATTGACTGTGCCAACATATTTGACTACATTGCCTTTGTGCATTTCTTGCAAGGCTTGGAAGTAATCAATCATTTTTGTTCCATCTTACTAAAGTCAGGATCCCGGCTGTACCCGATATTAAAGTTACCAAGTCGCCACCAAATATAGCGTCCACCATATTCACAGGTTTGTACTATAAATCCAAGAAACTTAAAATGTGTAGTCCATTCAATCATTCTTCACTCCTAATAATTCTTTGATTAGGGTCTTTTTATCTTCCGTTGACATACCATCAACTCCGAAATGTTGTTTGATATTTTCTAAGCAATGTAGCCTACCTGTGTTGTAGTCAGCATTGCCAACAGAGGTTTTACACATAGCCATACACTCCCCTACAATTCGTTCGGCTAATGCTTCAATCAATACCCATTGTTTGGTATTGTTTAAGTATTCAACACTGATACCAACTTCTGCGGCTAACTGTTTGATTCGTCCGTTCATTACCATTCTCCTTCTGATGATTTCATTAAGTAGGCATACACCGCTGATGGTGCAACACTATAGATTTGTTCCGGTGTATCACCACCGAATGCCTTGTTTGGACCGTTCCACCATTTTTCAGCCAGTTCTTTACCCACCATTGCTGTGACCAGTGCTTCGCATCTGGCCCGCATATTTTCTGGGCTGATTGGAAAGTCTAATGGATTACGAGTATTGCTACGATGTTGGATCATACGTTCAATCTCACGTTTTACGTCATTATCTTTCATTCTTCAACTCCGAAGTGATCTTCAATCCTGTTAGCAACAATCATTCCTGGACCAGACATTTTCGGGGCATCGTATGCGTAGGCAATATCCATACATTCTTTGACAATCAACTCGGCGAACTTCTCGATAAACACTTCTTCCATGCCATTGGCAAAGTCGAAGCCTGGTAAGGGTCGGTATCCAGCCTGTTCAGCAAGTTGTTTAATTCGTTCGTTCATCTTAGTTCCAAAGTAAATCGATGTTTCCGGATAACACCTTCTTTGCGTTTGCCCTCTTACCAGTTACATGGTCTTGAACAGTATCATCTTGAAAGCGATATGTGCGAATTTTGTCTCCTCGCATCCCCGAACCTACTTGCGACTTTCTATCGCTCGCTATGGAACTATTATACTGCTGTTTGAACTCTTTGTCAACTCGTTGTTGTATTTCTGTCATAGCTTGTTCAAAACTATTTTGACGACTACGGCATTGCGCCGTAACAACTATTCCGCTGGGTATGTGCGTAACGCGAGCAGAGTTCTGATGTTTGTTACGATGTTGTCCCCCAGCACCTGTACCGCTATACCACTCAATTTTAAGATCGTGTTGCGGAATAGCTACGGATCCGATCTCCGTAGTGCGGTCTACGACAGCAACAGTAACAGTGCTAGTGTGAACTCTTCCCTTGCGTTCTGTTGGAGGAACACGCTGTATTCGGTGTCCTCCGGGCTCGTTTTCTAAGCCTGATAAATCTGCGCCCTCTACTTCTAAACTACACTCGCCAAGACGCACATCTATAAGGCGGGTAGTTCAGCCGAGCTTAGATCCTAGCTTAGAATATGCAGTCGCGAGATCACTCACAAACAGCTTGCTATCTTCGCCACCTTCGGCAGCACGAATTTCAATTACACGTTTCATTATATTGTCTCCTTACATTTTAAATGAGGTGTTGCTTCCTTTTTACTTAGGGTTATTAATCCACAAACTTTACATCGATACGCATAACCCACGGTTGTTTTTATAAGACCGTGTGCTCTAGAATATCCTGTAATTGTTTTAATTATTTCGACCATTAGAAAAGAGGTAAATGCTTACACAGTTTGTCTATATTATCTTCTCGATCAGGACCAATAGCTACAGCAGTGTGTGTTGGCACACCACCGAACTCAGTTAATCCTGCATCCCTGATCAAGCTAGCTACCATTCCGGCATCTTTTGCTTGTTGATATAAATCTAACAATTCTGCTTCTGTATTTACATAAACACAGATCTTTTTAAATCTTCCTGTGAGCCAGGGTTCTACTCGCTCGTCCATGTCTAAGATCAGCTTGTTATCTTCACGCTTACACAGCCCTAGTATTGCACCCATACTAGCGTGGGCACCTTGTGCTACTAGCTTGCCTTTACGCATATTAAGGTCTTTACGCAGGATGATTACTTGCTTGTGTTCCATTATGCTCTCACTCTTTTAGGTGCGCCTATGCGACTTGCTTTATTCCAGTCGTATGCAACACCGTCTGGGCACAGCCCATCTTTTACTGCATCAACACCGAACATTCCCACGATTTCAAAGTCCGGACCAGTGATAGTCACAAACTCGTTCATCTTCTTTGCCCACTGCATTGCTTCGTCCAATGTATGCACTTCATACATTGTATTTTTTCCGTTTACTTTATACATTCAATTATTTTACTGTCTTTTAAGGTTGTTGTCAATGGTGCCCTAGACTGGACTCGAACCAGCACACAATTACGTACAGCGACCTCAACGCTGCGTGTCTACCAAATTTCACCACTAGGGCTAAGTATATTATATAACCGGACCCGGAGCGACTTAGATGGATCCATTAACACTTTTTGCCCTTGCCAACGGAGCTGTCTCCGCGGTTAAGGCTGGCTGTAAGCTCTACAAAGATATCAAGGGTGCAGCAGGCGAAGTTAAAGATGTTCTTAAGGACATGGATGAGCAGTTTAAAAAGCTACATCCACCTGATAAACCTGCTAGCCCCGAAGCTAAACGCCAATTTGTTGAAGAAAAAGAAAAAGTCAAAGAGCTTAACAAGAAAGCCAATGAAGGACAGCACGACGGTATCTATCGTGAAATTGGCGAAAAACTAGGCGAGTATTACGATAACTTCTATAAGTGCTTGGCAATTATGGAAGAAGAAGAACGTAGGGCAGAAACAGAAGTTTATACAGGTGACGCCAGCCTGGGTAAACGTGCCCTACAACGTGTTCTAATGCGTAAGCAACTAGAGCAAATGAGTGTAGACTTGCGTGAGCTTATGGTGTATCAAAGCCCGCCTGAGCTAGGTGCATTATATACCGAAGTCGAAGCAATGATGAAGCACATGGGAGAAACGCAACGTGTGTTAATTTCTAATCAGATGAGATCTGACGAACGAGCAAAAATAAGAAGAAAACAACGCTTAGAAAGATTGCGTACAGAAATTGCCATAGGCATATGCGGTTTATTTGCTTCAGCATTTATTGGGTTATCTCTAGTATATGTTGTTAATGACAGAATACAAAAGTATCCGCATTTAGGCAACGAATGGATCCCCAAGACCGAAGAACAGCGCCGATTAGAAGCAGCGCCAAAAACGTGGACAGGAAGATAGCATGAAGACCCCTTGGAGCAGTTTATTAAACTACGGTACAGCCGTTGCTGCCGTAATTGTAATTTCTATATCAATGGTAGCTTTGTTGATGGTTGTTGCTGCCGCTGTACTAATATCTAAGTTTATAGAGTTTACTAGTTAAAAATAATTTGGTACGAGTGGAGGGACTTGAACCCTCAATCAATTAAGCGGCAGATTTTAAGTCTGCTGTGTATACCATTCCACCACACTCGCATATTTGGCAGTGAGTTAGGGTTTCGAACCCTAGTGCCGTTTCCAGCGCACTCCTTTCCAAGGAGGCCGATTAGACCAACTCTCGCAACTCACTATAGTTTAAATTTTTGTAGACTACTCACATACCATCTGTAGCATATAGGCTGTCCGAAGCCGTTGTTACCGTAGTCAAAGATAAAATCTTCTGGCTTATCAAGATCCAACAAATACCAATGCTTTGAATCAAATGCAGGATCAAAAAATCCTACATAGCATTTAGTATTATATTTCCTTGCAATGTTTGTGTATAGAAATTTTTATCAAATCCAAAACTTGGTCGATGACCTTTGTGTCTGTAAATGCATCGCTTCTTAGCATCGATGAAAGAAACTTTTTCAGTTGTTTGATTTACAAGAGTAAAGTCTGGAAACTGATCACCATCCTGATCTCTATGTACATCAGATGTATCAACAACTTCCCATTTATTGCCAAGATACTTTGCCAGCCAGGGAACTAATCTATCTTCCCACTCTTTGCCAATCTTTAAACATTCGTCGAAATTATTATTCATAACATATAATACACTGTTACTAGACAAATGTCAATGGTGCTCTAACGTAGAATCGAACTACGGTTCCTGACATACCAAGTCAGTGTTCTACCATTAAACTATAAGAGCAATTTGGTCCGGCGTACAGGAATCGAACCCATATTCGCGAGGTAGAAGCTCGCTGTATTATCCATTATACTAACGCCAGAAAAGAAAAACCCTAGCGCAAGAACTATGTTCAAGGCCAGGGCCGTATTGTTTGGAGCGGGTAGCGAGAATCGAACTCGCAAATAATCCTTGGCAAGGATTCAGGTTACCTTTACATCATACCCGCAAAGTATACACACAACTTATCCTATTATACTCCGTGTGTAATGGAGAGGTCTTGGAGCGGGGTAGGGGAATCGAACCCCTGACATCAACTTGGAAGGATGAGGTAATACCATTTTACGAACCCCGCAGTATCCTTTTATTTATCGAGTGGGCATCTAATGCTCGGCTTTCGCGGAAATCACTAAATGTTTTGCCCCACTGTCAATTGGTCTCGGTAGTAGGATTCGAACCTACGACCCTCTGCTCCCAAAGCAGATGCGCTAACCAGACTGCGCTACACCGAGATAAGTTTATTCTGTATCTTTATTTACCCACATATATTTCGAATTATTACTTAGAAAGATATCCTGCGGATATTTTAATATACTTCTATCAATTAGTTGTTCATACTTTTTAAGATTTATTGAGTTTGTCCAGGGAAGCATAATGAGTAAAATCTTGTTATGAGAGTTTTTTTCACTCCAGTGCATAGTTCGAAGATTATTCCAAACAAAACAATTTGTGTCAAGATTATTATTAACTGAC